GGTGATAACCATACAGCCTGTCTTCCATAGGCACGTCTGAATCTAATAACGATGACCTGGGGCTTACGCCTACTTTAATTTTCTTTTCTATACATTTAGATAACCAAAACTCAACACAAGCTCTACCGGCCTCTGCAAAATGCAGATTACCTTTGTAACTAAAGTCTATGCCAAATAGATCTATTTGTTTGACGTTGTTCCAGTAAGCAAATGCCACAGCATAAGCAACCGTGTTGTTCATATATGCGCACCTGGTAGCAGCCACTACCTCATTGACTGGGTATTCGACTATGCCTGGCACTCGATCGTCCAGCTCACAAGAATAAATAGGTATTTGTAATTCCGGAAGTATTTTGCGCATGACATCGGTTTGTTTGCCGGCATCTTCGGTGTCAAAAAACCGACTAGCTGGGTCCATCATAAACAAACGATCTAATTGAAATACAGCAGCTGAGCTACCACACCCCCAGGTTTCGTCCCATTCAACAGAGTTTTCTCTGCCAATAACATAGTCTATTTGGGATGTGCCTAGGCCAATAAGAGCGACATGAGCGCCCTCAAGTTCTTTTATAGGCTCCATTAAGAAACGCCTTGTCGAAGGGAATCGTACCTATATTCGTCGCGTTGCTTTCTGCCTTCGCTTAAATTTTTCATCCTGGCTAATGCTTCTTTAAATCTAACCTCAAAATTACCAATAACGTCAGGTGTCTCTTTTAAGAAAACCGCCGCTTCTACCAAAGTACCGTAAAGCAATGCTTCTGGGTAATCAGTTGAAAGGACCGTTGTTCCTGAATCAGATCCAGAGGTTAAGCTGGTTGGTTTGTGAAGGTAATGAACCTCAACAGTGTAATTTGCGTCAGGTATTGGGCTGACTTCAAAAGCCGTGTCATCTAACAAGCTGTAATATTTAGGACGCCCAGTTACCGTAGTAGTAGGGCTGTATTCTTTAATAAAGCTTGAATGTTTAAAATCTAGATAATGGTATTTGTCGTTGGATATAACCGCTACGCTGAAGGGTGCGTAAAAATCTGTAGGCGTTGCCAAAAACCTATTTGATGCGCTCAAAGAGCCTTGCACATTTTTTCTTTGTACAGGCAGCTGCACATTATTAAATATGCGATCCTCTGCTTCTTTGATAAATGTATTTAAGTTAGATGTAAATGTAGTCTCAGTAGACTCCATATAATCTTGAACCGTTGACTTTAATGTTGCTAATGTAAAACTCATGTTATTTGTATGGTTACCTCCCCGACGCTACAAGATATTTCGTATGTCGTTAATACTGTTCCAAGTATACCATCTTGCACATTTGTGTACACCAAAAACTTATTGTTGTCATCTGAAGTATCTGGCCTGGCATTTTTTAAAGCTTGGGAATCTCCTGGAAACGCCTTGCGATCTAGCTGCGGATGTTTAGGTGACCATTGATCGGGACCTACTAAAAGACCATCCCAGGTCTTTTTCATATCTCTTAGCTTGTAACGAAATCCTGTAATGTCACAGATCCCGTAAGCATTTTTTCCGGTTGTCATTGCCATAATTAAGCAGAATTGTAACCGCTAAGATTAGGAGCGACCCTAAAACTTGATCGGTCTTCATCTTGTGCTTTGGCGCGGTCAAACTCTTCCTCGTATAATTGTTTTAATAAGCCAGTTTTTTCTGGCGCTTTTTTAAGGCTCATGTAATAAGCCAGGCCCGCGGCTAAACAAGGGTAAAACCTAAAGGGCAAGTCTAATGTGTTTGCACCAACATCTGCATCATCCATCCTGGTCAACACATTCATGTAAACCGTGTAGGTGCTAGATTTGTCCGGCACCGGCCAAACAGTAATGGTAGGCGTGGTTTGTTTGTTGACAAATACCTGGTTAGGTTTGCCTGTAGTAGATTTTGTTGCCAGGTGGCTGTATTCAGCACGACTCATTCTGTTTAGAGGTAAATCGGTAGTGGTGTTGTTTACTGTTTCCCTAACAAATATATCTAAAACATCAATCGGAGCTGTAGCGTTGGTACTATCGATGTTGTATGTGCCGGTATCTTTTACCATGGCCACGGTTTTTTCAGTAACCGTCCATTGATTTAAGCCTCTGTTTGACCACTCGGCCAACATTAGGTTAAGGCTTCTGGTGGCCGATTTTAAGTCGTAACCAGTTCTAAGCTCTAGCCCACAGCGCTCAAATGCTTCTTCAACGTAGTCTGCTACGTCTAACTCAAAGTCTTTTGATCCCGATACAGCCATCTATTCCTCGTATAAATTATTGAAAGTTATTGATGGATCTAAATAACTTTCGTGTCCTTCCGCGCTATGCGTCCACTGCGAGGGTTTAAAATCTGGAGCACCTTCGCCTGTCACCCAAAGAGCTGGGCTTGTAGCCCTAACTCGGTTGTTAGGCAATGCAACCAGATTACCTTTCCATTCGCAATCCTCAGTTATATATAATACATGAGATTGCTTGTGTTGTGCAGAGTCATCTGCTATGTGCGAATCAGTGTAGTCGACCGTAAACAAATATTTAGCCTGGTAAAACTCGCTACCAATCTTTGCTATCCAGGGCGAAGAGCTTACACGGTCCATAACAGTGACCGAATGATGTCTTGATTCACAGTCCCAGGGTTGAGCTAAATGATCTTCCATAGGCTGTGGAAAATCTTCTAATGGCATATCAAAAACCAAACCTTGTATTGGCATACGCGCCCACATTGCGCCGCCATGTATGTTGCCTTCGTCGTTGTCTTCACAATCTGCTTCACAACCTGTAAAAACTACTTGAAAACTTAATGATCTATCGGGAATGGTGTTAACGGCAATGGCCAGAGCATGAATATACTCGTCGTGGTATTTTTCGTGGTTGTGAGTAAACTCGCGCCTTACCCAACACTTAAAGTGCGGAATATTGCTTATGAGGTAAGACACAGATCACCTCTTGGATTTTTTATTCATTGCTCCGCCTTTAGACTTCTTGGGCATCTGTCCGGCTGTGTTTGGTATTAATGGCCCACCCTTTGACATTTTCATCATAGATCCACCTTTAGATTTCTTCATCATGGATCCGCCCTTAGACTTCTTCATCATGGATCCACCTTTAGATTTTTTCATCGTAGATGCACCTTTAGATTTGCGTCCGTATAAACCTGAATTTCCCATTGCTTTATTTGGCATAATTTTCTCCTAAAATAATTGTATCACGCTATCTTCTTCGACCGACGGGCATTCTTCTCACGCCGCCTATCCCTCTTGTTATTGGTGCTGGTTTTGGTCTAACCGGATCAGAAATAACTCTAGGCAGTGGCGCTACAATTGGAGCTGGCATTGGTCTAATCTTTGGTGGGCTTGTTTTAATAGGTAGCCTTGGACCTTTAACCGGCATTATAGTTCTAGGCGGCACCTTTATCGGATCAGAGATTCTTTTAGGTGGTGGCCCTTTAACTGGTACGGCTGGTTGTGGGATAAATTTAGGCAAAGGAATACTTTTACCTGGAGGTGGCGCTATTCTTGGACCCTTGATTGGCATAGGTGCTGGCATTGGTCTTACGCCGCCTTCGCTGCCCAGTCCTGGGTCACTAAATAAAGGATTATCAAACTCGTTAATCGGTGGTACCGGCATCGGCATTGGTGCTTGTTGACGTGGCATTGGGTTAAATTTTCCACCGCCTACTCCTCTTATTGGCTCTGGCCTTGGTCGCCCAGGTCCTCTGACTGGTACAGGCTGCGGCTCCGGCAAACTTATGCCTGGTATTATTGGTTCTATTTTAGCCAGGCTTTCACGAATCTTTTCTAAATCTATGCCTGGTATTTCAAAACCGCCGCCTGTGGGCGGGGTTATATTAATTTCAGGGTTAGGTAAATAACCACCGCCTGACTCAATACGCCTTCTGGTGTTTTCGTCCATCTCAGCGGGGTCTATTGCGGCCTCACCGCCGACGATTGGCCCTAAAACTCCTGGAGGAAAGGTTGGTCCAGCAGATCCTAAGTTTCCTATAAGGTTTCCGGCATCATCATAAACAGGACCACCCATAGTTCCGATCATCATATCGCCAGGATCTTGTTCAATAGAAAAGCCAGGTTCTCCTGGTACTGATCCACTGTCAAACATATCGCGTTCTTCTACGTCTGGTCTTGGCGTTGGTGTTGGTGCTAGGCCAAACTGCTGTAAGAATGAATTTCTTTGATCGTCGTCTAAACCGCTAAATAAATCAGATATAGATGGGGGAGGTGTTGGTTCTACGCCAGGAGGCGCTTCACCTATTGGTGAGTTAAAATCATAACCTTGGAATCCGCCTCTGAATCCGCCACCCATGTAAGGGTTGAATCCACCACCACCCATGTAAGGGTTAAATCCACCACCACCCATGTAAGGGTTGAATCCGCCACCCATCATCGGGTTAAATCTACGGCCCATCATCGGGTTAAATCCACCACCCATCATTGGGTTAAATCCGCCACCCATCATCGGGTTAAATCTACGGCCCATCATGCCGCCCCTTCTGGGCATTTGTTGCTGGTAAGGGTTATAGCCACCCATTCCGCCAAAAAGTCCGCCTAAACCACCGCCAAAACGGCTTTGTTGTGGCATTTGCTGCGGAGAAAAACGTCCTCCAAAGCCTCCTCCAAAACCTCCAGGTCTTTGCATTTGGTTTCTGAATCTATTAAATATTGCCATATTATTTACCAGTTTTTACAAGACCAATACCTGGCCGTAAAATTATCCTTGGCCGTATCGCAATTATGTCTTGCTCTAAAATTTGATCTGCGCTTGGGATTGCTTTTCTTAATAGTCATATTAGGATCTCCAAACCGTACAAGCTTTATCTGATCTCCCTTTTTAGCCAACACCTTAAACTTTTTATTGCCTCCAGGTGTCCGACTAGGTTTATTAAAACCGGCAAAAGACTCGCCTCTATAGGTAAGCCTTCCGCCTTTGGTTCTTTTGGCATCTCTAATAGTTGCCATGTTTCATTTACGCCCTAAATACCGTCATTGTATTAAACGTAGCAGCTGTATATTGCACATATATTCCTGTAGCAAAAACCATACCTTCGTCTGGAATAGTAATGTCTCTGGTAGCCGTAGCATCGGCTACAGTTCCCACTTTAAATATTGATGTGCCTGTTGGGCTGCTTGTTAAAAAGTCTAATAGTCCGGCGGTAGCCGTGCATACAAGATTGATACCCTGGAATCTAGATCTGCCAGCAAATATTACATCC